TGGGTATTGAGGCTGAACGCACGCAGCCGGATCTTCTTGCCGGTCACCGCTGCGACCGCGGTCAAGCCGACCGTGGTGGCGAGCGTGCCGCCGAAGTTCGCAGCCTTGCTGCCGACCGCGCCGGGGAATACCGACTGCTTCTGGGACCATAGGGGACGATTTGCCATCTTCTTGCTCCTTCTAGGGGGACTTGAGTCACCCTTCCATCCGCATCTTTAATCGGCGGCGTGGCTGCCGGTTACATGCCACCAGGGGGTGGCGGGCCTGGGGGAGGTGGGGGTGCCGGGGAATCACCGCCGGAAGGCCCCGCACTCCGAGCTTGCCCGCCTGCGGGCGGCACCCCACCATCTTGCATCTGCATCTGTTGGTTCTGTGCCGCGAGCTGCTGCGCCTCGACGAACTCCTCGGGCGACTTCGGCATCCAGAGGTTGAACTGCGGGTCCAGACCCATCGCCTGGATGATCTGGTAGGTCATGGCGACAAGCGTCTGCGGAGGTGCGGGGATCGACTGGAGCAACTGGAAGCATTGCTGCATCTTGTCGATCAGCTCGTCGCGCCCGAACACGCCCGAGATGCCCTTCACCTGGATCTGGAACTCCTGGGCCAGCATCTCCAGGCGCATCTCGTCGGCCATGAATTCCATCGGCCCAGCCCACGACTGCACCAGTTCCTTCAAGGCCGGGTTCGACAGGTCGCCGCCGTATTGCCAGTACATCTCGAACATCATGCGGATGGCTGGCTCGAGGTCGTGGCGCTCGAGGTCGCGGGCCAGGTTCGTGATCATGGCGTCCGAGCGCCCAGTCTTCTGCTGGATCTCGAACTTCGTCGGCCGGCCTCTTGACGTAGGCGCACCCTCCGCGAACTCGTTGATGCGCATGTCCTCGTCGATGCCCTGCGAGAACAGGTTCAGAATCGGGTAGCCCTGCTGGATGTTCGCGTTGAACTGGAGGGGCTTGATGAAGTCTTGGCCTCGGCCCTTGTAGACCTTGCCCGGCTCGATAGACCCGATGTCGCTCCCGCTCATGGCCGAGGTCGTGTCGTAGGTGAATGCCTGCAAGACCGAGTACATGAAGTTGTCGATCATCAGGTTGACGATCTTGTTGTAGCCTTCCTGCTTGTTGGCAGCCGAGATCGAGATCGACCGGCCCCACGGGCGCCCGGCCCACCGCAGGGGGACCGTCCAGATGTACGGGTAGAAGCCCGACCAGAACGGATTGCGGCCGATGCGCAGGATGGTGCGCTCGTTCCCGATGCTGACGCGCCAGTTCTTGATCAAGACCTTGCCGTTCTCGTCGGTCAGGTCGCCCCAGTACTCGGTAATCAGGTGCCGCTTGCGCTTGGCGTCGCGCGTGTCGAAAAGCTCGGTATTCCGGTACTGCTCGTCCTTCTCGTACCCTGACGAAACAGGCTCGCCGATCCCGTCCTTGCCCTCCGGCCGGAACTTCCCCGACAAGAACCCGTCCTGCACGTCGGAATCGTTCATCATCGACTCTTCGATGAAATACTGGCCCTTGGAGGCGTGGTCGCTGAACGGGTCTGGGTAGATCGACCAGATCGGGATATGCTTGGCCTTCAGCCCGGCCCGAAGCCTGGGAGCGGGCGAAACGACCTTCCGAGTCGTCTGCTGGCCCTGCGATTCAAGGTACTGCATCAGCATCGGGTCGTCGTAGAGCGGCAGATCCACCAACTGCGGGCCGGTTTCGACCCATTGCTCCCAAGACAGCCGGACGCAGCCCGATCCGAGCAGGAGCGCGTCTTTCAGCGCCTGGATGTACTCGTCGATGAAGCCCGAGTCCTCGATGACCAGCTCCATGACGCGCTGAATGAACCGGACCTGGCTCTCGTCGGCGCTCGGCAGGCGCTTCTGGAACCGGAACCACTCGGGTGCATCGAGCAGGGCGGCCTTGAACAGGCTGGCTGCTGTCTCGATCTTGTTGAACACCTCTTGGAAGGTGACCGCGGACTGCCACGCCTGCTTTCCCTGCGTTTCTGACGTGCGATTCCTGTACAGCGCCTCGAGCCAGCGCCAGTCTGGCTCCAGAGCGTTGCGCATTCGGCGCGATTCGTCTCGGCGCTGGATGATCTGCCGGACGATAGCCTCGTCGGAAAGCTGAGCCGCTCCCTCCATGTCCAGAATGCCGGCCATGTTCGGGTCCATGCCCGGCATCGTGAGGTCAGGGAACGGGAACGGGGGGAACGGCTGCATGACCGCAGGCGTGTCCCCGCCCTGCACGTCAGGATCGGCCGCGTCGTTTCCAGGCATCTCTAATCTGCGCTTCCAGTACGTTCAGTACCGCCTCTGACCGGAATGTCGGGATCGCCGGTGGTGGTGGTGGACTGTATGAAGGCGCATACTGCGCCGATTGTAGCCTCTGCACAAGAGCAACTACTTCGCGTCTGGACATCGGCATGTCCATCTCCTCGTCGAACGACGGTGTCGGTGCCGGTGGCGCGGCGCCGGGCGCTGGTGGCGCATCGCGGAACGCAGACATGTCGTCCGAGAACGTAGTTGTCTGCGGATAGGTGTCGGGGACGGGTGCGGCCGGAGGCGATAATGTCCGCAATAGCTCGTCGGAAAGCGCGATTGCCCCAGTTTCCGGCTGTATTGTCACGCCTCGCTCGGCGAGCGCGCCGAATATGTCCCGCTGGGCCATGTTGTACCCATTTCCGTGGATAATGGACGCAACGAAGGCGTTGACGAAGCCCAGGAAGTCGTTGGCATCGCCAATTAGAAGGCCGAGCCTCGACGCCTCGCTGTTGAGTAGGTGTCGGACAGATTCGGGACCAATCCCCGCTCTCTCAAGAGGCGACTTGCGTGGTCTTCCACGCTTACGCCGCGCCGGCTCGACTCGACGTAGGTCGCTGCCAAGCCCTGGGACTCCGTTTCCGGCCTCCCCTGAAGCCTTTGGTAGGATAGGCCGGGAAATCCTGACAGGTACCGAAGGCAGTCCACCCAGTCCTTGCTTTTCTGCTTGTATTGCCACGCCTTCGTCTGGGTTGGATTCCATATAAACCTCTGGAGCGCGGTCATGGGGCCGTCGCTCATGTTGGCTACCGGTTCGGTCACCCGCAGCTTGGGAATTGCCTTCTCCACGTCGGGCCGCCAGACGGGCCGCATCCAATCGTGGAGTTTCTGCATGGGGGTATCCATGCTCGGCTCGTAGTGCAGGCCGCGTTCGTGGAATTCGTCGAAGAAATTCTTCTCGAGGTCGCGATTGGAGACGAACTGGCCGCCGCGCTGGTCCATGATGGCAAGCGTCGGAGGCCTCGGGAGCCTGGCACGCTCGCTCTTGATGTTTTCGGACATCACGTCGAAGGACGCATCGGGGACGTGCTTGGCGTGGACGATGTAGACGAAGTCGTCGGGCGAGAAGGTGGCCCAGATGAGGTACATGCCACGCTTGCTCGACGGGTCGCAGACCTCGACCGAGGGCCATCGTTTGGCGTCGATCATGGCCTGTACGGCTCGTTGTGGTGGTAGATCTGCCAGCATCTGGCGCAGACGGCCATAGCCCAACGAATGGGTTTGGCGCAGAGCGCGCAGACGTGCCGCGTCTCATTGGCTCGCCACGCATCCCCGTTGTGCGACTGCCGGAATCTGCCGTGAAGCGGCGTGATTTTGCCGCTTTTCTTCATTGCCGAGTGACGCCCGGCAGGATCAACGGGATTTCGCGCGGTAATTTGATGCCCAAGTCCTTCTCGATGTCGATTGCGACCGGCTGGCCCGACATGCCGAGGATCATCTTGGCTAGCGCCATGCGGATCTGGTCGAGCTTCAGGTCGTACTCGTCCATGCGCATCGAGACGGCACCTGCCCACTCTTCGAGTTCTTTTTCTGTCATCATGTCACATCACCAGAGGGCCGGGCAGACGTGGGTGTCCCGGCTGACGTACCAGAACTCCACGCCGGCCATGTCGAGGAACTCGCCACGTTCGCGCGCTGCGCGCTCGGCTGGGTTCGTAATCCCGGCCAGGAACGCCTTGATCTCGTCGTGCGGGAGCGCGCCGCCGTGGCACTCTTTGCAATTGTCGTGGATATCGCCCCGAAATACCGCCGAAAAGTCGTGCGCCATGTTCTCGGGGTCGTTCAGCGGGGCCACCAGGGCATCGAACATCCACGGCTCCTTGATCGGGGTGGCCGTGATCAAGATCCAGCCTTGCCGGGACATGGTGCCGCGACGAATGGCGGTGAAGATCGCCTCGGGCGGCGGCTCGTCGGCCCAGACGCCATCCCAGACGGCACCCTCGAAGGACGCCACGTCCTGGTCGTAGGACATGATGTGCAGCTGCGCGCCCGACTTGAAGTAGAAGATCTCGGGTAGCTTGGTGCCGGTGCCCCGCTTGGGCGGTTTGGACATCATGTCCTGGGCGATGAAGAACTCCAGCTTTGGCAGGATGGTCTTTGGGATGGCCGAGGAGAAGTTCTCGCCCATCGCGAGGTAGCGACGCCCGGTGCGGTCGATCTCGCCCCAGTCCTTGGGGACTTCGCCGCCCAATGCCGGCGGCATGACCCCGGTGCAGCCGGCCACGGTCTTCACGGCGCCCAATTCGGTCTTGCCCCATTGGTTCCCGGCGACGGCCAGGATGATCTTCTTCTGGCACTCCAGCACGGGCCTTTGGTGCGGGAAAGGCTTCCAGAGCGCGAACTTGCCCCTCCGGCGCAGGGCAACGGCCGTAGTCGCGTGTTCGTCGAGGAGCTTGCGAAGCTCTTCCTCGGACAACTCGGCGACCGTGCGCCCGTCAATGCGTGGCATTCTGGTGCTTTTTCGGCTTGCGCCGCAGCTTGGTGACGCGCTTCTGGTCCCCCGCCCGCGCCCTGATCCCGATCACGCTAGGCGGGGCGCTAGCGAAGATTGCCTTGCGGGTGCGCCGGGAGTCGAATCCCAAGGAATCGCAGACATCGACAAAGCTCCAGCCAGGCTCGGCGTGGTAGGGCGTGCCGTCGGGGTACTTCCCGGCAATCCAGGCTCGGAGCTTGAACCGAGCGACCGAGTTCATCGGCGGGTCACGCTTAGGGCGCGACCAGTCCATCCACGCCTGGAGCAGGAAGGCCCGGCGCAGGTTCAGCTCGGGCAGATCGGCACGCGGCTCGCCAAACTGCTCGTAGTGCAGGAGGGGGTCGCCTGGGGCGTCGAAACTGCTGACCTCGGCCTGCTCCACCACCTTCCGGCTGCGGATCGGGCGCGCCAAAAACGCGCTTCTGTGATGGTATGGCCCGTATGTAAACGACATGCGCCCGAAATGATTATGACAACTAGGCTCGAGAAGCAACTCGCCGAAAGCGCAGCAAGAGCAAGGGTTTCTAGGGAAACGCGAAGGTGCCCTTGCGCACGCTATGCGCCCTCCCCCTTAACTATCCCCCTCCCCCACGGAGTCCGCGGAGCGACGTGGGACACCCGCGTCGGAGCGCACCTTGCGCCCCGGCCGCTGGACCTGGATCGGGGGAGCAATAGGCTCAACCTCGATGTCGCGCTTCGCGGCTTGCCTTTTCGCTAGCTCGGAGCGAAGCGTCTCGATGTTGGCGAGAACGTCAAGGAACTGGTCAGGTGTGACGTTGGACCCGCCGCCGGCAGCGTCGGAGGCCCAGTCGGACCATTGCTGGGTCTTGTCGGCCATGATCCCGGCGATAACCGCCAGATCACGGCCCCCAACAGGGCGTCGGGCAAGTTTGCCCTCGCTGGTCAAGACGTGGTCCCCGTAGTCCAAACGGTCCCGTAACTCGGAGACTGCCCTGTCCCAGAGCGATCCGGCTTCGATGGATCGCGTCCTCGCGTGCTGGCGGCGAATCGTTTCGACCGCCTGCGACGCCTCCGGTGACCCGAGCCATCGCTCAAGGGTTCGCTCGGGTATCCCCGTAGCCTCCGCGGCGTCCCGTACCGTGCCGAGATCCGCGTAGGCTTTGATCCCGTAGACCCGGTCCTCCGGCTGCCAGGGCTGCCGCGGGATACGCTCTTTTTGCATTTTCGGGGGGAGAGAGCGGTGGCTATCTCG